TGTGTGGCTCACATTCTATATGTAGATACACCTCGTTCTTTTTGCTGATTATCAAGTCAGACATTAAAAAAACATCAGCTAATGTATTTAGCTGATGTTCAAATGGCTACAAATTGTGAAAGGTATAGTCTAATAATGCTGATTTGAGACCGTCTCTTAATCTCCAAAGTTGCTCTTGCTCCTCTGGTGGTCTAGCTGGTGAGCCTTCCCAGTACTTAATACGATACTCTATACATTGATGTAATAGTCTAATGTCTTCGATACGCATATCGAATGTATAATCATATCCGTCTTCTTCGTTATTCATAGCCCCATACCTGATTGGAATTTGAGAAAGTCTACGCTGTTCTTTATTTGGTATCCCCTGTTATGGACCATTCGTAGAATGTCCTCAAGGAAAGCCAACATAACGTCGTAGTATTCTAGTTTTAGTCTAACCTTAGTTAGTTTTTCGTCTGCACTCATGTGCATAGTCATTGACTCTTTGTCTCTTACTTTGTACGGAAATGGTTCCTCTACATAAGCCTCAGCCGATGCTTTACCACTGTAGTAGTTGTACCTCTCTAACCGCAATACATTCAAGGTATCAGAGGACTTTGCTCTAAGTAGCTTGATAGTTGTGTATAGAGTGTAGTACTTTTGGTGTAGCTGAGGGATCTTTACAGACTCGTCATGTAGGTTATCCATATCGATACGGGAGTCAGCTTCCCACATTTCTTGGATTTTTTCTAAATTCATTGGAGTGTCTGCTTAACGAAGTCGGGAGTTAGAGGTTGGTTATCCTTGTCTAGTATCTGATAGTACAGATATGAGAAGGTTACGTTGGCTGTGAGATAGTTGATATCCGTATCAGTTGCCGTAAACTCAAGCGTAGACAGGGATGTTGGGTACAGGTCCCAGAACTTAATCTGGGCAGTGGTGTTGTAGTTGCTGTTTAGTATCTTAAGAGTACCATCGCTGTACTGCAATTCCGTGTCTCTTTGTCCACTTTCGTTAGTGGTCCAATCCCTGAACTGCTGCATCGACTCAGGGAAGCCTAGACCCGTTATCCAGTTATGGACAAGAGTATAGTTAATCATGTCCTCATCCACTAGGAACTGGATGGGTAGTTCTCCATATTCAACTCGGTCGCCTGGATGCATCAACTGCTTTAAGTAGTTTGCCTGAGACGCACCACCCAATGAAACCTCTGGGATAGAAGCAGTATTACTGAAGAAAGATACTTTTGGGAAGCGAGCAATACTAAATGAGAACCCAATGGGACTCATATAGTTTCTATTATCTAGCTGCTTATAATAGATGTTTGCCATTCACTGCATATTATATGGTACAAGTATTTATCGGCATAAAAAAAGCCCCTTTCGGGGCAGTGAATCAGAAGTTGTACTGTAAGCCAATCTTCGTTCCGTAGTCATTTAGTGGACCTGTACGCATTTCAACTTCACCATAAAGCTCAAGGCTTTCGGTAAGTGCAACATCACCACCAACTTCTACTTCTAGACGAGTGTCAGCATCAGCACCATTTTCTAGACCAATAGCAGGACCTAGTTCAATATAAACTTCGGTGCTCTCGGATAGTTCTCTTTCGTAACCAACACGGGTATTGATGGATGAACCATCATACTCATTGCCAGTCCAGTCAGACTCTACTTCGGTGTATACGTAGAATCCATCTTCTAGCTCATTCCCAAGTCCTTGGGGTTCGGCATGGGCAGCAACACCTAGCATTGAAACTGCGGCAAGAGCTGCGAATGTCTTAAAAATCATTTGATATAATAACGATACGTAGTATTTATACCCATAAAAAAAGAGCCCCCCGAAGGAGACTCTCTTTTGAACTTAATGTGGTTCTTTGCTCGTCGAAGCTGGAAACCGGTGCCCCCGGAGGGGCGGTGGATCACATTAGGTTCTTGACTTGTACACGACGGTAGTAGACGTTGCTGTTGATAGCTAGACGTCCAAGACCTTGGTTAGCGCCTTCAGCGAAGGGGTTAGCAACCATGCCGTAACGAGTCTTGAAGCCGATACGAGGCTGGAAGCTGTCCTGTCCAACTGCACGAACCATCTGAAGAGGAACGTAAGGGCAGTAGAATAGTCCGGCGTCATAAGGTGAAGAACCTTTATAGCCCATAACGTAGTACTGGTTAGAGGATACGTTAGCAGCATAAGGGTCGATGTAGACCTTGTACTTGCCTTGTAGAACACCAGCGAAGGTGTTACCGGTGTCATCAACGTTAAGGTTAGCGTTGAGTGCAGGGGTGTAGTCAAGTACACCAGCCATGGTTAGAGCTGAAGCAACATCTGCGGAACAGATGATGATGTTGCCCTTCCCGCGACGAGTGGTCTGTGCGATCGCGTTAGCGTCTCTTTCCATTTGGAAGATAAGACCCTTGAACTTCTCAACGGACCAACGACCGTTGGAGTCAACGTCAAGGTCAAATACACCGCGCTGAGCTACGTTTGCTTGAGCGCCGGAAACGGCGGTCTTGTATACGGTACGAACAACTTCCCTGTTGATTTCTGAAAGGATCTCAGAGGAAAGGATGTTAGCTAGTTCAGCTTCTGCATTTAGACCGTGGATAGCCTTAAGGTCTTGTGCAAGTTCCATGCTGTACTGAGCCTTGAGCGCACGGCTCTTAGCAGTAACAGTAAGCTTCTCGATTGAGAAACCCATTTCGCGGAATTCGCCACCGGCTGGAGTGCCGAGAGCTTCAGCTTCCCAAGTACCCATGCCTTGTCCAGCATTGTATGCAGGAGTCTGTTGGTTGGGGTTGGTGCTTTCTGGGTTAAGAAGACCGGGGTTGGTACCTGACTGAGCAGTGGTTCCCAAACCTACGGAAGGACCTTCATCGCCCTGGTTGTACTTAGCAGTCAAGTCAGAAGGCTGACCAGAGTAAGCGGAGTCTACTTCGTTGTAGAAGGTCTCAGGACCCTCTTGTCCTTCGTAGCGTGAACGCATTGCGAAGATAAGTCCAGTAGGACCGTTCATTGGCTGAACGCCGCAGATGTCGTATGCCATCAAGTTAGGCATGGAGCGACGGATGAGGCTGATGAGTACTGGATCGAAACCAGCAACAGGACCTGCATCGGCTGCGTCACCAGAGAAACCAGCAGCAGCTGCTGAGGAGTTGGTGGTGATAGGAGTCTCGGAAAGGAAAGCACGCTCTTCGCGTAGTGCTACTTCCTGGTTCTCAAGGAGTTGAGCGGTAACTGCACGCTTGTGTGCGTCCTGGATGGACTCACCGTGCTCTAGAATAGGAGCCCACTTCTCTTGAAGTTGCTCTGAGTTAGCGTTGTTGTACATTTGTTTAAAATACCTTTGTTGAAAAATTGTAAGTTTGATCTAATGATCTAAAATTCACTGTTTAGAAACTCTGTCGAGAGCTTGTAAATATGACATCATTGAACCAGAAACATCAGTGTGCTTCGCTCCAGATGTACCGACTTCCTCGGTTAGGTCCTCGACACTGTTTCTTGTCGAGATGGTAGTATTACGGCTAGGGAAATAGCTTTCCTTTAGCGATTCTAGCTTCTCGCGATAACCTGTTTCACTATCAAACTCAACAGATTCAGCAAGGGCGGATAGCTTGTCCTTTTGGGTTTCAGCTAGCCCCTCGGCTACTTCATAGAAGATGCCTTCGGCGACGACTGTTCCTAAACGGCTGTTTAGTCCAACGTTACGCTCGATCTGCTCATTGAGCTTTGACTCCATTTCATCAAGTCTTTCAACCATGGACTCTACTACGTCATAGCGCTCTTCAGGAACTGAGACATAATGCTCAGCAAAGAGTGTATGCATTCCACTTAGGAATGACTCCGTCATTTCGGAGCGTAGTCCATGTTCGACTGCGATGGCGTTCTCAGCCATCCACTCATCAGCTACGTACTCTAGGTAAGCGTCTACACGCTCACTTAGGCTTGCACGAACAGCAGTTAGTTCTTCAACTAGCTTCTCTTCGTACTGTGCTTGTAGCTCTTCTTTTACAATAGCAACCTTGTTACGGATTGCTGCTTCAAAGATGATGCGAGCCTTACTCTGAAACTCTTCAGAGAGGTTCTCACCACTTAGAAGTGCAGTAACGTCTTCCTCAATGTCTAGTTCAGCGACTTCAATTTCTTCTTCAGAAATCTCTTCCTCTGCTACGACCTCAAGGTCCTCATCAGCTTCAGCCTCTTCCTTACGGGTATTAGAGCCTGGTACTACTGAGGAAGGTACTGACTCCGCCTTAGAACCAGCAGAGCGGCTGTCTGTTGTTCCACCGGAATTGCTTCCAGGGACAACATCAGCACTTACCTTCTCCATGCCGTCAGCGCCTTTGGCACCTTTGTTGACGACGTCCTTAACTTGCTTAAGGGGAGCTGCTGGATCCTTTAGTTTAGCGGAGCCATCGGGTGAGTTTGTGTAGTTCTCAGGAGTAGGACCCCCAAGATCATCAATTGACTGTCCGGGCACTACGCTTGGGGAAACGGTTTCCATTCCCTCAGCGCTTCTTGCACCTTTTGTTACTGCGTTTTCCATGTCTTGTAAAATTAGTTGCTACCGACGAGTAAAATGATTTAACCTGTAAATCCTATATTTATTTATAAGATTTATAAATTGGACAAAAAGTCTTGGAAGAGTTGTACTTTCTTTTCCTCGAACTGCCTGGTCTCTACTAACCTATTGATAGTAGACCTAGCGGCATCGATTTGCTGTTCTCTTAAGAGACCATTCTCAAAAACCCACTCTTTACCTTCCATAATACCTTGAACAAATGCGTCAGGAGCGCTTGGGTCAGCTACGATATCAGCAGCAGTGGCGAGCATAAAGTCTTCACCAACTAGCTTGTAGCCTTGACGGGTCTCTGATAATGAACCAATACCACGAGAAGAAACTCCAAGAGTGACTCCTTCT